GTGGAAACTCTGATACAAATGGACAAATATATGTCAATGGTGCAAATGGTGGATCAGGCGGCGGAGGTGGTGCTAATTTATATCCTGATCATACAGCTGATTATGGAGGTTCTGGTGTAGCAGGTCAAGGTAACAAAGGTGGAGATACAACAGGTGATCATGGAAGTCCATCTGGCGGTGGTGGTGGAGCTGGAGCTCCTGGTAATTTAGGCGGAGGAACTGACGCATTACAAATGAAAGGAGGAGATGGATTATCATCATCAATTTCAGGAACTGCTAAATGGTATTCTGGCGGCGGTGGCGGCGGAAGTTACGATTATGCTCAGGTATGGTATCCAACTAGACCTGGTTATGGTCCTGGTGGTAAAGGTGGAGGCGGACGAGGTGGTATATATTATCAATCACTTTTAACATGTATTGGAGGAACACCAAATACTGGTGGTGGCGGTGGTGGTGGAGCAGTAAGTTTTTCACCATTAGTTCTTGGTTCAAATGGTGGTTCTGGAATTGTAATTATTAGATATCTAAATCTTGAATGTGAAATTAATAGAAGAGGTTTTCTATATAGAATACATGGAAGCGCAAGTCCAGAAACTGACGTTGGTACAGATGGTTTATGGGATATATTACCACAACCATTTTCTGGTACAATATCAGGATTAATAGCTTATACTGAATATGATATTAGAGCTTACGCAAGAAATACTTTAGGTTTTACAGGGTATGGTGCTGTTAGAACTATTCGAACATTAGCTGGACTTAGTCCAACTGTAGTAACTTACGATGCAACATCTATAACGAATACTCAATTTATGGCGGTTGGTAATATTACAAGTATTGGCGACACAAATGCTACAACAAGAGGATTCTGTTATATTGTTGATTCAACAGCAGTTCCAACAATTAGTGATTTAACAGTTTCTGAAACTGGAACGTTTGGAACAGGAACATATAGTTTAGCTATTCCAATTTTTGCAGAGAAATATCGTGTTCGAGCTTACGCAATTAATGCTGGTGGTATTTCATATGGGAATACAGTTGATATATTAAATATTCCAAGATTGACTGAGATAACAACAAATTCATTAGAAGATACTCATCGATCTATAAAAGCTTATGGTCAAATTACAAGAACATATCCACAAGGTGGTGTTCCATTTTGTCCTGCTATAAGTAGAAGAGGTTTTTGTTATATTGCATCTAATTCTGGAACACCAACTACAGATGATAATATAATTTACGAAGATGGTGAATTTTATGAAGGACATTATAATTTAAACATTCCAAATTTAGTTGAAGAACAAACATATCGTGTAAGAGCTTATGCAATAAGAGGATCATACGAACCTTATTATGGAGAAACTCTTTCAATAACAATTTCCCCATATATTGTTGTAGATACAACTTCAATTACAGATATTCAAATGCGATCATTTAACGCTACTGGAGGAATTACAAGTTGTTATGGAATAGCAACAAAACGTGGATTTTGTATAACAATTGAAAATCGAGATCCAACAATAAATGATCATACTTTTTATAATGATGGTTCTTTTACTGTAGGTGAATATACTTTACAATTAACTAGTCTTCAAAAAGGAACAATATATAGAGTTCGAGCATTTGCAAAAAATGCTGATAGACCTTATTACGGTGATACTTTAATTACATCCACATTACCACAGTATTTAGCAGAAATGGAAACATACCCTGCAACAAATATTGAGGATACATCATTTATAGCAAATGGTTCTATCGTTAATACGGGCGGTGATAATTGTACTGAACGTGGTTTTGTTTATATGCAAGGAGATTCAGGAACACCAACACTTTCAAATAACTCTGTAAAAGAAAATGGTAGTTTTATAGCAGAAGATTATTCTCTTTCAATTACTGGTTTACGATATTTTACAAAATATCGTGTAAGAGCATACTCAATAAACGAAGCAGGTATTAGTTATGGTAATACTGTAACAATTGAAACTTATTATTCCATTCCTGTTGTTGATACGATTGATACAACATCTATTGATGATTATACAATTATTGCAAAAGGAACTATAGTCGATTCAGGAGGAATTGATTCTACAAGTGTTGGATTTGTTTATCTAATTGGTACAACTGGAGAACCAACATTAGAAAATTATACTGGTTATGTTGAAAGTTCCGGATCTTTTGGTGTTGGTGAGTTTTTAGATGAAATATCTGGATTACTATCAGGACAAGATTATAGAATAAGATCTTTTGCAATTAATGAAGCTGGTCTTTCTTATGGTGATACAATTAACATAACAACAAGTGGTTGTGCAATATTTACCTTTACAGCACCTCCAGGAGTTATTATTAATTTAACTAATACAACTCTTATAGGAAGTCACGCAGAAGGTGGTGCAAAATTTTATGCTCTTTACGATAATGATAATATAAATGGTGGTTGCAACGAAGGTTGGATATGGAAACTTCCTTATATTCCTACATTAATTATTCAACTGTAATTAATAAATAGAACAAAATTAAAATAATAGGAGATTAAATAAATGGAAGAATTAAACTATTTATTTTCATGGAAAAAAGATAAATACGATTCAAGAGATTATCTTCATAAGATGACAGCTATTTCACTTCCTTCAAAAGTTAATTTAAGTACATATTGTCCACCTGTAAGAGATCAAGGAAGAATCGGATCATGTACAGGTTTTGGAATTGGTGGAATTTTAGGAGGAATTGCTAAACAAAAGAAAGTATTTAAGGAATGGTTTTCACCAACTTGGATTTACAATGGAGCACGATATATAGATGGAAGTTTATTACAGGATTGTGGTGCAGAACCTGGTGATTGTTTTAGTTGGTTAAGAAAAAATGGGAGTCTATTAGAGTCATATTGGAAATATAATCCTAGTGAATTAGATACCACTACTCCTCCAAGTGCTTTAAATACATATGCATCTCAGTATCCATTATTAACTTATATTCGTGTTACAAATGGATCATCTGGAATTTGTTCTGCATTAGCAGCAAATAATTTTGTTACAATTGGAACTCCATGGTTTTATTCATGGATGCAGGTTCCATCATCTGGAGTATTACCAGCTGTAGATAAAAATAGTAGAGTAGTTGGTGGACATATGACATATTTATATGGATATGATGCAAAATTAAAAGTTTTTTATGGTGTTAATTCTTGGGGGACATCATGGGGAAATAAAGGATATTTTACAATGCCATTTTCAGCATTTGATTCTTTATTTAAATTAAAAGGTGGGTATGATGCATATTATGTAACAATTGATAAGTGGCCAGCAGTTTCTCCAGCACCTGTTGTAACACCAGTAACAAAGAAAATGATTAGGATTCAATTATCAACAGATAATGGATCGTCATGGAATACAATTTATACATCTGAAAGTTTATAATTTATTGTTAGAAAGGAGAAAAACGAAATGGCGGAACAAAATCAGAAGGAGACATATACATTGAAAGAAAATATAATTTGGAATTTAAAAAGATTAGGATTTGAATTGTTTGTTATTTTTACAATTTTTTCTTTAATCTTTTTTGTACCATCTGATTTCCTAACGTCTGGAAATCCAAAATTAGGAATAATTAGTTTGTTTATTTCTAAATTTTTATTTGTTAGTGCTGGTGCATTACATGCGCATTTAATTCGTAAACTATTTTTTCCTTATATTAATTTTGATAATGAAAAAGGTTTAACATCAAATGCTGTATTAGTAATCGCAATATATGTTATGATTATTTTTGCATGGAGTAGAGGTGGGTGAAATTAAATGATAAGTCAGTCACCAAAAAATCATTTTGGAATTGATGGTACCAGTGGTACATCTGGAACTTCTGGATCTTCTGGTACAAGTGGTAGTGATGGAAGCTCTGGAACTAGTGGATCTTCTGGTACAAGTGGTAGTGATGGAAGCTCTGGAACTAGTGGATCTTCTGGTACGTCAGGAACATCAGGGACTAATGGTTCAAGCGGAACATCTGGAGTATCATATTTATTTCAAGATAATGGAGCTTTAGCACATAATCCTGCTGATTCAACGACTTATTATTTTGCAAATGATTTTGGAACTGCACCATATACAACTGCAGCAACGTCAAGAACTTATATTCCATATAATGGAACTATTACTGAAATTCGTATAAGTATGTATGTAGGAAGTACTAATGTAGGAACAGGAAGCGCATATTTAAGATTAAATAATACAACTGATATTCTTATTTCTAGTGTTTTTTCATGGGGGTCAACTTTTGTTACATATACTGCGACTCCTAATCAAGCAGTTTCTGCAGGTGATTATTATCAATTTAAAGTTATTACTCCAGGATTTTCAAATCCAAATCCTACCACTTGTAGAATGACTGCTCAAGTAACCATTAGAATTTCATAATTTATGTATGGAGGGTCAATTAAATGACAACTTATTTTTATAGATATTTAACACTAACAACTTATTGGTCTGCAAGAAACGATGACGGATTTATTACTTTAGTTCCAACTGATGATCCTGGTTTACTTGAGTGGATTTCAAAAGGAAATACACCTGAAAAAGAAGTTGTTAATGATCTTGTATTTTTAAAAATTGTTGATAATAATGTAGTTTTAGATTATTCAAAAGCAGTAAATGAACTACAAAGATTAACTGAATCTCATATTGATTTATATATGCCACAATGGAGATTAAATCGATGGAGACGATATTATGATTTGTCAGAAAAAATAAAAGGTGGAGGAACTCTAAACACTATTGAGCAATCTGAATATGATTCTTTTCCTGATTCTGGAGAAACTCATGAAATTTGTCAGTCATATGTTCCTTTAGCATTACAATGGTGTATTGATTGTATTAGTGCACATAAAACTGCTCTATTAACTTTATCTACAGCATCTACTCTTGAAGAATTAAATTCTTCTATAATTGCAAATTATCCACCATGGATCGTTTAATTTTTTAATAGTTAATATTTTTTATACAAAGAACAAATATTAAATACTTTACGAAAGGATTTTTTAATGAAAGTAGCTCCTGAAGGTGGAATGAGCGTAGAAGGAAATGAATTTAAAAAAGAAATATCTAAGATTATACATAAAAGAAGACCTGTAAAACTATTAGAAACAGGAACATATCTTGGAACAGGAACAACGTTAATTATTGCAAAAGAATTAGAAAAACTAAATCAATATTATCAATTTTTTACAATTGAATCAAATCCAAATTTTTCTAAACAAGCTATTAATAATTTGAGAAATTTTTCAAAAATTTCAGTTTGTAATGGTTATTCTGTTCCAAAAAATTTATTACCTTCTATTAATGATCTTAAACAATTATTAAATGAATTAAAAGATGAAGACATTTATGTTGATTTTAAAGATCATGAAAGAGAAGAATGTTATATGAGAGAAGTTAATCATAATGTTCCAGATGATTTTTTAAATATTTGTTTAAGATTTATGGGATATTCATGTGACATGATAATTTTAGATAGTGCTGGACATATGGGTTTTATTGAATTTGAATATGTTTTATCTTTACTAAAAAGTTCATGCATTTTTGTATTAGATGATGTATATCATATAAAACATCATAAAAGTTTAAAATTAATGAAAGAAGATAAACGTTTTAATATTTTATCTTTATCAAAAGAAAAATTTGGTTTTTGTATAGCTGAATATATTTATAAATGAAAGGAGATTTAGTGAATGTTTAGCAAAGTGAATTTTATTTTTAATGGCAGTGAAGTAACAGGTTATGGTCAACATGCAAAATATTTTTGGGGTGAATTAAGTAAATTGATTCATGAAGGAGATCAAGGTGTTTGTAATATTATTTTAAGTACTGTTGATTCTCCAGATTTTTATAAACAATATGAAGGAACTAAAATTGCTTTTAATGTTTGGGAATCAACTGAGTATCCTGAACATTTCTTTAAAAAATTATTAGAATTTGATCAACTTTGGGTTCCATCTAATTGGCAACGAGATTGTGTTATTAAACAAGGTTATCCTGCTGAAAAAGTAAAAGTTATTCCAGAAGGTGTTGATGGAAATATTTATAATATATATACTCATCAATTAACGTTACCAGATTTTAATTTTATACATGTTGGAAAATGGGAATATAGAAAATCAACAAAAGAAATTATAGAAACTTTTTTAAAAACATTTCCAAGGGAAGAGTATCCATATGTAAAACTATATTTATTAGTAGATACAATGTTTCCAACTGATGGAATGTCATCTACTAAAGAAAGATTAGAAAAATATGGATTCAATAATGACGATAGAATAATTGACTTACCATTTCAAACAAAAGAAGAATATATTAATATACTTCAATTAAGTCATTGTTTTGTTTCTTGTGCTAGAGCAGAAGGTTGGAATTTACCATTAATAGAAGCGATTGCTTGCGGGATTCCTTCTATTTGCTCTAAATATGGTGCTCAATTAGATTTCCATTATTGTGAAGAACTTCAAGTAAAAATTAAAGATTATAAAAAACCAGAAGAAGTTTATAATATGTCTGATTGTCCTGGAACTTGGGCAGAACCAGACTTTGAAGATCTTTCAAATATAATGAAAGTAGTTTATAATATTTATCCTTCATTTAAAGAGAACTTCATTAAAAATAGAAATGATTTTGTGGAAAAATGGTCTTGGAAAAATGCAGCAATAAAAGCTGTATATGAATTAGAAATTTTATCTCAAAACTTTACTCCAAAGGTTTATTTTAATTATCATTTTGTTAAAGGACCATTTATAGAAATAAAAGGAAACAGTAATTCATCATATAATGTTGAATTTAGAGATCTAGATAATTTTAATGAAATAGAATATTCAACAAATATAAAATGTAATCATTGGACAAAAGCAAGTACTGAATATTTTAGAAACTGGAATATTATAGTTAAAGAAAATAATAAAGAAGTATTTAGTCATAGATATAATGCAAATGAAAAAAGAGTATATATTTGTTTTGATAGTAAAGCTATTGGTGATACAATTGCTTGGTTTCCATATTGTGTAGAATTTTCAAAGAAACATAATTGTAAAGTAATCGTTTCTAGTTGGCATAATTATTTATTTGAGAAAACGTACCCAGAAGTAGAATTTGTTAAACCTGGTACAAGTGTTCCAAATATTTATGCTCAATATAATATTGGTGTTTATCATGAAAACAGACAATATAAACATCCAAGAGATTGGAGAACAGTTCCATTACAAAGAATAGCAAGTGATATTTTAGGTTTAGAATTTAAAGAAATTAAACCAAATGTTGACATATCAAATGCTTATACAGCAACTGTAAAAAGACCTAAAAAATATATTTGTATTTCTGAACATTCAACTGCTAAATGTAAATATTGGCACCACCAAAATGGTTGGCAAAAATTAGTAGATTATTTTAATGAAAATGGTTATAATGTGGTTTCTATTAGTAAAGAACATTCTGGTTTAAAGAATGTTATAAATGCTAATGGAAATCATATTGATGTAACAATGGGAATTCTTTTAGGGTGTGAATATTATATTGGTCTTGCATCAGGACTTGCTTGGTTAGCTTGGGCTTTAGGAAAGAAAGTAGTTATGATTTCTGGGTTCTCAGCACCTTTTGTTGAATTTCAATCTAATAATATTAGAATTGAAGGTAAAGGTGATTGTACAGCATGTTTAAATGATATATTTATTCCAGATAGAGCGTGGGATGAAGGATGTTTTCATAATAAAGATTTTTCATGTACAAAAGAAATTACTCCAGAAGATATTATAAATCAAATTCCAATTGATAATAATGAAAAGAAAGTTCTAGATTTTACAACTGCTCCAATATTAAGATACTCTAGTAGACAAACTACTTTCAAAAAATATGTAGAAACGATTTATAATAATTTTGAAAATCCAAATTTAATTGAAATTGGAACAGTAAGAAGATTACCAAATGATCCTGATTTACCAGGTGATGGTAATTCAACTGCTATTTTTGCATGGTATGTAAAAAATTATGGAGGACATATAACAGCAGTTGATATATCTGAATCAAGTATTAATAATTGCAGAATTACATTAAATCATCAAAATGTTTGGAATAATAATATTACTTTAATCTGTGAAGATGGTCTTAAGTTTTTGAAAAAGTTAAAAACTCCAATACATGCAATTTATATTGATGGATTAGATTGGGAAAGAAATGATCCTGAAAAACAAAAGTTATCAGAAGAGTTTCATCTTAAAGCTTTAAAATTAGCAGAGAAGAATTTAGTAGTTGGATCTGTAGTAATGTTTGATGATGTATTTGATTTCTCATTTACAGGAAAAGGAAAATTAGCAATTCCTTATGCTTTAAATAGTGGTAATTATGAATTACTTTGTCAAGACTATCAAGTATGTTTAAGGAAAATTAAATGAACGTTTTAGCATTTTTTACTAATAATGGATTTCCAGGTACTGGATTAAATACAACAATTAAAATACGTGAAGTTGAATCTGGTGTTGTAATAGCTGATTGGGAATCTATGATAGAAATTGGTGATGGTTGGTATAAATATGATTTTGTATATGATTATACAAAAGAGTATGTAGCAACAATTGACGGTAGTGATATATTATCTGATTCCGAAAGATTTATATATGCAGCAAAAGATAATTCAAGTCATGATATTGCAAATGTAGTTTGGAATTCTCAAATTAATGATTATCAAATTCCTGGATCTTTTGGAGAAATTATAAAAAGAACAAGTGATGATTTAAAGAGAGCGTTAGGATTGTTACATGAGAACATCTACATAGATACTCCAGTGTATGATGATTTTAATAATTTAATATCAGCTAGGGTAAGAATATATTCAACTAATACAAGCGTAGGAACTGACAATGATGTAATTGGAACATACATAATTGCTTCAGATTCAACAGCATGTGGACAATTTACAAACTGGAAGCAGTTTACAATATAAAAATAGAAACTAGTATTTTTATAGAACAAATTATAAATTTTAATGGAAGGTAATCAACTAAAATGTTAAGATCATCTAAACACATTCTTAAGTATCAAACTAATTCTAAAACTGTTAGTTTAGAAAAATTATTTAATGATTATAAATTGTGTTTAGAATATTACATTAATTTAATTTTAGAAGAAAAGATACCTTTGAATAAATGGGTATCTTCTAAATTACTTCCTAATTTAATTATTTCTCATAGTAATTGGAAATTAATAGTTTATAAAAATGCTTCACAAATTGTTAGATCTTGTTTAAAAAAACATAATAACATTAGGTTTAATAGATATAAAAAAGTTTATCAATATTTTATTAAATCTAATAGATTGAAGTCTTTTACTGATAAAAAATATTCAGATTTAAAATTAAATAAATTTCCAAGAAGTTTAAAAATAGATCTAAAAACTATTACAATAAACCTTGATGGTAATGTATTTGATGTATCAAACAATTCTAAAGAATTTGATGAATTTATTTTAATTAGGTCTCCGTATATAGTTAAACATCGTTCTTTAAATATAAAAATTCCAATCAGATATCACAAACATTCATTAAAATTTAAGAATTGGAAAAGAAAGAACACCATTAAATTGTCTAAAATAAATGAAAAATTTTATACAACATTATTTTATGAACGAGAAAAACCAGATCAAAAACTAACAGGAAATTCTATTGGAGCGGATTGTGGTTACAAGAAACTTTTAGTTTGTTCTGATGGTCAAGTAATTGGAAAATCATTAGAAGATCAATATCTTAAAATATGTAAGAAAAAACAAGGATCTAAAAAATTTAAACAATCTTTAATCGAAAGAGATAAATTAATAAATCAAGAGTTAAATAAATTAGATTTATCTAAAGTAAATCAATTAGTTATAGAAGATTTAAAAAATGTTAAGTATAAATCAAAATTTAGTAGAACAACAAATAATAAACTACAAAGATGGACTTATCCAAGAGTTATTAATAAGTTGGAACGACTTTGTGAAGAGAATGGTATTTTACTAACAAAAGTTAATCCTGCTTATACATCTCAGATTTGTTCTGGATGTGGAACTTTAGATAAGAGTTCAAGACAAGGAGAATCATATAAATGTAATTCTTGTAACTTAGAAATTGATGCTGATTTAAATGCATCAATCAATATTTTGCATAGAGGAGTTTTTGATCCCTCTACCTTAGAAAAATTTAATCAAATATATAGACACCCTATTTTTAATTCGAAAGGAACAATATGAGTATTTCGTTAGCAACTTTAGGAATGTTTAACCCGTGTATTCAGGGTAATAAAGTAGTTGGTGGTGGAGCAATTATGAAAGTTCCAGAAGAGAAGATAAAACCAATTGTGCGTTTACTTAAAATAATTTCTAAAGAGGAAGGGGAAACGAAGAAAAAAATAGAAGTAACTGTTATTAAATCAGGAGACTAATTATATGATTGAAATACATAGTAATAAAGATAAAAATATTGTATTTGAAGTTCAAGTATCCGGAATAAATCCAAAAGAATTATCAGGTCATCTTCGTTTAATAGTTGATGGAATTGAGTATGGTTTTCCTGCAGAAATTACAGAAAATTCAATTTCAGTAGATGTTCCTTCTTTGCGATCAGTAATTAATAGACCATTAAGAAGTGGGGAAAAAATAAAAGCTAAATTAGAACTAGTTGGAAATGATACTTATATTCCTTGTTGGGAAGATAGTGTTATCGTAAAATCTGCTGTAATGGTTGAAGCAAAAATTCTTGAAGAAAATAAAGTTGAAAAGAAAAAAACCTTTAGTAAAAGTTATTACAAAAGAAAAACCAATAATGAAAGAATCTAAAGTTATTCAGAAACCTGTTAAAAAAGTAATTAAAGTTACAAAAGAACACTTAATTCAATATATGGAAAATAATGGAACAAAGAGTAAAAAGATTCAAGAAATATTATTAAATCGTTGTACGAATAAAGTTGGTAATGATAATAAAAAAATCTTTCATGAATTACATCAGTATTATAAAAAAGATAAATCTTTTTAATGTATGAAAATTCTAATATTATTAACAACAATAATTGGTTATTTTCTTATTGTAATGTTTCTTTTTTATTTATGTTTGTTTATATTTTCAACAATTTTCTTTTTTTTAATTAATTGTAAAAGAGTCAAAATGCAAGGAGTTGAATCATGTCATTATATTCAAAACAAACAATAATTGATTATTTAAATCAATTTGGTTATTTATTTGAGGATTCAATAATTCTTGCAGAAGAAATTAAAGAGACAGAAAAAAAAGAAAAAATCAATAAATATTACGAACAAAAGAAAAAAGATCTAGAAGACAAGGAAAAAGAAGCTTTAAAAAAGATTGATTTAAATAAAGAAAAATATAAAGAATCATTAAAGGATTTTGGTGAGGATTTACGAGATGAAGTAATTAGTAAACTTGAAGAAGAAGTTGATGAAAAGAAAGGTAAGGTTCGACAGTTTTTTGTTGCAAGAAAAGCAATGCTTACACAGCAGCAACAAAATACTCTTAAAACAGCAAAAAGAGGTGGTGTTTTTCTTGCAGGTGCAACATTAGCATCATTATTTATTTATTCATCACTAAAATTATATAAAAGAGAACATGAAATTTTTAAAGAACAATGTAAACAATTTGAAGGTAAACAAAAACGACAGTGTATAATAAAAGCAAGAATTGTATTATTAAAGAAACGATCCCAATTTCTAAAAACAGTTTTAACAAGATGTAAAGATTCAAAAGATCCTGTTGCATGTAAAAATAGAATTGATCAGGAAATATTAAAAATCGAAGGAAAAATTCAAGATTTCTTAAATGAAGTTGGAGGAAAAATAGTATGATAGATTTAAATAATTATTTAAATTTTCTTACTGAATCATATACAGCTACAACAATGAGAAGAAACAGAGCTCAAAAAACTAAAGCTGCTGCTGGTGCAATTGGTGTATCATTAGCAAGAAAAAAAGATGATCCGTTGTATAAAAAAATGATATATTATAAAAAATTATATAAAGAAAATAAAGAAAAATTACAAAGAAAATATAAATCAAAAGCTTTATCTTTAGCAAGACAAAAAGCTTCATCATTTCATAGATAAGGAAATAAAATGAATATTTTAGAAACATATTTAGTTTTTTTAGAAAATAATACTTTAGATACGTTTCTAAAAGATTTTAAACAAGTGGTTTCTTACAATGATCCGCAAGAAATTAAAATTGGTTTATTGAAATATAAAGAAAAACCTGAAAAAGGAATTGCATTTTTATTTGAATTACCTAAAGAAGAAATATTGCATTTTCATACAATTGGAATGAAATTCCCTATAAATATTAGTTTCTGGAATTCTAATAAAGAAGTTGTTTATGTACCAGGAATTATAAAACCTGGAGTACGAGATATTAGTTCTCAAGTTCCAGCAAAATATGTTGTAGAAATACCTGTATAATAAATTAACAAATTCAACAAAAAGAAAGGAATTGAACCGTGGAGGACAAATACCTAGAAAAGATTGACGAAATATTAAAAAAACATTTAACTCAAAAATCTTTCGAATTATGGATAGGAATTCGAGAGAATATAACCAATAAATGCTGGGAAAAGCCAACTTCTAGTTCTGGGAAATATCATAGAAAGGAAGATCAAAATGGTAGAGTACCAAGTGTTTCAGAACACACATTTGAATTATTATATGCTGCAGATAAGATAATTCATATGTTTGATGGTTTAATTAATAAAGACATAATTTTTTTATCAATTGCTTTACATGATTCATATAAATATGGTTTAGTAAAATCCTGTCAATCAACTGAATCAAAACATGATCATTTAATTGCTGAAATTATTTCAAGAAATAAAAAAGTTTATTTACAAGTATTAAATGAAAATGATGTAAATAAATTAATAACATCTGTTCGTTTTCATTCTGGTAAATGGAGTACTGATGCTAGAAATGATATTTATGAAAAATTATCTTCACCAGAAGTTATGTTTTTACATACTTTAGATATGCTTTCGTCACGTAACTTAATTAAAGTTATAGAGGAGAAACCTGTATAATGGGATGTTTACCTGCTTCAAGAGTTGTACCAGATTTATTATATTATACGGGTCAATACGTTCTTAATAGTTTTGCAAATAAATATAAAATACCTTTTTCTGAATTTCCAAGAAATTATTTAATTCCTGATAATTCATTTATTCGACTATTATTTGATGAAAGTTGGCCAACAGATTCAACAAGTTATCAATTTTTATTTCAGATTGAAAGTGATGCATTAAATATTCCTGCTGATATTCGAAGAAGAATTAAAGTATTTCCTGTAGATGTTTCATATTATAATTTACCAGCATGTCAAGGTGCTATTGGGGATACAAATATTTTTGATTTACAAGCTGATGATTTAGACATGCTTGATTTACTTTTACAATATCGACTGGATTCTACTTCTGTAAATATAGTAACAATTATTTATGATGATTTATCAACAGTATTATCAAGATTAATTTATATTTATTTACGATTTAAAATAACTAGAGATTATTCGTTATTAGATACTGAAGAACCAATGGCAAGATCAGATAGTGTATTGGAAAATTTTTATGAATCTTACTTAGTTGATTTAGTTTTTATTTATATATCAAGTCTTGGTCAAGACGATGGCAAAACACATGTAAGTCCATAAGGAGATAAACAGTTGTTTTCTATTTATGATTTTTTTAAATTATTAAAGTACTTTAAAACTGGTGAGACAAAGGATATCGATTCGAATTTAATTGCTCATGCAGAAGATTCAAAAGCGAAGACTACAACGTTATTCGATGAGTCGATTGATATGATTTGTCATTTATCTGATGATTATCAAAGATTAAAGAAATTTTTTATTCCTTGGTATGCATCATTAAGAACTTTTAACAGTACAATGGCAAAAGCTTCTGATCCAAGATCTTTGCCAGAAGATCATTTAAATGTATTATTAAATAGTTTTGGTTTTACAACTAATCTTGATCAAATGACTAAATCAAATAAAGTTGACTTTTTATATGATTTGGTTAATTTATATAAAATAAAAGGTACACCTGAATCTATTGGAAGAGTATTGAGTTATTTCGGTATTTCCAATATTGAATTATTTGAGTATTATTTACAATACGATGATGAATATAATTTAATTTTTCGACCTCATAAAGTAATTTATGATCCAGAGTATAGTACTACAATAGCTAGTGATATTAATTTAAATGATATGATTAGATTGGATCCACATTGGATGCTATCAGCTGATCAAATTAATGAATTATTTTTAAGAAATAGAATTGCATTTCCTTCAAAGAGTCCATATTATGGAATCAGACCAATTTTGACTTATTCTGGTGGTACAACAGCAATTCCATCATTAGCTCTTTTATTTAGACATGTTCAAGATTATTATACTGAGTATAAATCTGGTACAACATTAGCAAAAGATATATTATTAACATTTTTAAGAATTGAATCATCAATGTTAGATTTATACCTTGGTATAATTTACATGATGCATTTATTATATTATCAAACAAATGACTCATCTGATTTATCATTCTTAATTTATAATGGTCCATTAACAAAAATTGATCCAGATACTGGAAAAGAAGTTGAAAGAACTTTTGAAGAAATTTGTGATGAATATGAATCATTAACAAGAAGAGTAGATATAGATCCAATTACAGAATTAAAAACGCAAAAAACTAGAGCGGAATTAGCAGAAGATCAAAAAACATTTGATAGTCTTTATTCAAGGTTAAGAACAACAAATTTTTTAATTGAATGGAATACAGCACGAGATGTATTAGCAACAACAAATCCTGATTTAAAAATTTTAATCGAATCATATTATAATGATAATAAAGGATTTGATGTTTTAAAATATTTATTAGGTGATTTAACTCAATGGATTAAAACCAATATCAGTCCTCTTGGGATTGATTTAGCAAGTTTTATGCTTGGTTTTGCTGCGTTAGATTATTTAACAGAGGTTATTAATTTCTTTAAACCATATCGAGCAAGAATGTGCATGGCTGAGAATCTTTATATTATTAAAGATTCTGTTGGTGATGGAATTGTTCCAGAAGATGAATTCGGTCCAACCACAATAATTGATCGATTTATTGATTGGGATACAGCAAATAGTAAACCAAGTTGCTGTTGTAGTTGGGAAGGACAATACCTTCATGATTTAACAGGATATGATTGGCAATGTAATCCATGTCTAGATTCAACAGCTTGTATTTATTATTCAAGAGAAACATATGATTGTGGTTCATATTTTGATATTGGTGCGTCAATTTGTGCAGATCGTGTTGATGGTGGTTTATTAAAGGATGACCCAGAAATTTATGTTATTCATACAATTAATGATGTTTATAATTATCATAAAGATTGGCATCATTACCTAGCTTCAGAAACAGGAAATTTCCTATCATATAATCAACCTGTGAATATAACAGGTGTACAAATATATGAAGCTTATGGTATACAAGGAAATTATAATTTATCATATAACTATATAAATAATTCATTGACTTTTGGTGATAATACTGAAGTTTCGATACTAGATTCAACTTCTGTTATTTTTTATTCTTTAGAAGATTCTACAAGTTATACAGTAATTAATTTAAAAATACCAAATTCAGAATATCTTCCGAATAAAGATGAAAATGATGTAATATTTTTACAGTTTATTGATACAACTTCAGAAACTGATCATCTTCTTATTTGTGAGAACAATGATCTTATTCTTACGTATAATCAATATGAGCAATACGTTAGTAATAATTATAAAGGAAACATTCTTGGCGAAGAATATTTTCATTTACAAGATGGAGGGTGGACAAATTTTGATGCAGGTGGTGTTTTTGATAATCCTGCGATTTCAGATGTATGTGAGGTATATGTTCAACCTGTGTAAGATTCAAACTAATCTAACTAGTTTAAATCTTTAGAGAAATAGAATTTTTTTTGTATCAAATGAACATATTTTAAAATTTGTAGTATTGAAATAAAGGAGATAAAACATGGGAAGATTTAAGAAAGAAGATTCCAAGAATTTAAACATGATCATTTCTCAAAAACTAAATGATGGTATTAGTTCCCAACAGATTTTTGATTATCTAGTTGATAAAAAGTTATATAATTGTTCGTTTGACTCATTTTGTAGATATACAAGATTAATAAAAAATAAACATGGTGTAATTCGAAACAAAAATTCAGAATTAACAGATTTTGACAAAAAAATAATTAAATTTGTAGATGGAAAAAAAGCTTTAAGAATCAATGATATTTTAGAAAAAATTCAATGTTCAAAAACACAATTAAAAGCATCAATAAAAAATTGCAGATTACATGGTTATGAAATTCAAATCGATGATGATATAATCATTTTAAGTAATACAAATGTTCGAGAACCTGAAAAAATTTCTCAAATATCAACTACAGAAATAATTTTTGGTGTTGTTTCTGATCCCCACTTTGGCTCTAAGAGCTGTCAACTAACCGCATTAAATGAATTCGCAGAAATAATGAAACATAAAGGCGTTCATCACGTTTTTGTACCAGGAGATTTAGTATCAGGGTTTGAAGTTTATCCTGGTCAAATTCATGATGTTTATGCAATTGATGCTCAAGGACAAGAAGAAACTACATTAGTTAATTTACCAAGAGGTTTTAATTGGTATGTACTTGGTGGTAATCATGATTATTCATTTATAAAAAGAGGTGGTGGTTATAATATTATAACAACTATTGCATCAAAACGTCCTGATATTCATTATATTGGTTTTGATCAAGCTACTGTTCCAATTTTAAGTAATGTTGAATTGATGTGTGTTCATCCATCAGGCGGAGTGCCTTATTCAATATCATATAGATTACAAAAAAATATTGAGCAAATAACTATTAGTGAATTACAAAATGTTGTACGCGGAGTTAAAGATAAACCATCGATAAGATTCGTATTATTAGGACATTTACATATTCAAATGCAAGCAATGTTTGGAAGTATCTGGGGTGCTCAATGTGGAACATTTGAAGGACAAACAAATTACTTAAAGAGAAAAGGATTGATTCCTACTATTGGTGGGTGGATTGTTAAAGCTTCTTTAGGAAAAAATGGATTGTTAAAAAACTTTGAATCTAAGTTTTATATTTTTGATGAAATTCAAGATGATTGGAAAAATTATAAACATACAATTCCTGAGAAAAAAATAATTAAACCGATTTTTGATTGATGAGCAGGTACTTAAATGAAAAAAACCATATATTACTAAATATACAACGAGAGGTGATTTTACTGTATGGATTGTTGATGGACAATATATAAGAACATATGTTGATGACCAATTCACAAATTTTGGTCAACATTATCGTTTTTCGTTTATTCCTGAATTAGAATTTTGGCTAGACGAAGAAGAAACACCAGATGAAATGAATTTTTATATTACACACATGTTAGTTGAACATAAACTAATGTCTCAAGGTGAATCATATGAAACTGCTATTGTGAAAGCAGATCAAGTTGAAAGATCTGAAAGAAATAAATTAAAAGTATCGAAAGATTTAAGAACAAATAAAATACGACCACATAATTCAAAAATACATATTCGAATATATAAAGAATTACCAAATAATATTATAGTTTGGATTGTTGATGGAAGAGTAGTAAGAAATACTCTTGATATTGATTTTACAGAAGGTGGACATGAATATGTGTATGATTATGTTCCGAAAAATGAAGTTTGGATTGATAATGATTTAAAATTACATGAAATAGATTATGTATTATTACATGAATTATATGAAAGAAATTTAATGAAAGAAGGAATGTCTTATAACAAAGCTCATCAGCGTGCTAGTAAAATAGAAACTTTTTGCAGACATCATCCTAAAGAATTATATCCTAACTTAAAAAAAGAAGGATGGTAATTTTTACAAAAAAAAAATAGACCTCAAGATTTTAAATTCTTGAGGTCTATTATCCCGTAGTAAAAGAAACCAAGGAATACATAACTGGGCACGTCTGTCGCCTGTGTTTTCGATAAATAGGATCTACCCATTCATCTAGTATTCACCACACATCAGGTGTTTCTTTTACTACATTATTGTTGTTTTATTATAATTGTTAATAATTAATTGTTTTATATTTTCGTCAACCAATGACTTTTCAAATAATTCAGTAATATAATTATAATCAAGATTTGTTTGTTCACAAATCCAACTTAACATTCCATCCTTGTCTCTAAAAAAACTTAGAGCAATATGTTTTTCTTGATCAAGTAAAGTTTTATAAGATTCTCTTCTTTTAGAATCTCCTGCCTTATCTTTTAATGTAGTAATCCATGCGTTTTTAATAACACCAATCCATAAATTTTCTTCATTACAATTCTCGTTATGTTCAAACATATTCCTCCTTTCTTTTTAAATAAAAATGGTCTCCGTGGGAAGATTCGAACTTCCGACTTTCTGCTCCCAAAGCAGACGCGCTACCAGGCTGCGCTACACGGAGATTTGTAATGGCTGACGGAGCAGGATTCGAACCTGCGATACTGAGATCCAAAATCTCATGTCCTACCCCTAGACGACCCGTCAAAATATATAAAAAAATAGTACGTTTTAAAAATTAAAAAGGGGTGACTGGGAGTGAGAAACCGATAACTCACTCCCAGTCTCTGACAGGAGAACAACACATTGCCAGAAAAATGTTTTTATTGAAAGCTCAAAGTAGCAGCTGGAGGTTGTTAAGGTGCTGAGAAAAGCATCAACCTGACCCAGATTTTTCCAAAGTCTTTATTCATTAGACTTCAATCTTTAAGATTCTCTATATTTAGTCAGCGGAGAACGCTGTTAATCTTTAATCTTAAATCTTAAATCTTGATATTCATTGTTTATAGTCTAATTTTCTTTTGCCAAGAAATATCATTTTGACCGAAATGATTACGGTTCTCTATTTCTTCTTTTACACTACCAAAGCTTTAATTTATGTTCTTAAAAAAAATAAAAATTACTCAACAACATCGACCGTTGCATTCATCATCTCAAGATGAGCATCAATATGGTCAAATTTCATCTTCAAATCTTTTAACGAATTATTTTTCCAACTCTCCTCATATAGTTGGATCTCTATCGCTTTTGTCCCATCAGATAAAGATGGCATCGAACGAAGTCTTGATGCAGCAGTACTTCTGCTCAATGCACTAAATAACTGAACATATTCATTATAGTTTAATTTAAACATCAATGCTTCTGCGATTGAAATCTCATGTTCAGGAAATACAGATCCTTTTGGAATCTTTATCTTTGTTTCCAGGTTTGTTTTATCAATCAACATTTTCAAATGGGCTCTTCTATTCAAGAGATCCATTCCACTCTGCACTAACGATTTAACGTAGGCAGTTTGTTCCTTCTCAGTTTCAAACGCCGGTTTCTCTACAGACGTTATACTGGAATATTTTTGAATATCAGAAATAACTCCAGCAACTTTTTTCTGATTTAACTTTTTTTCTTTTAACGCTTCAATTAATTTCATAAGTCTTTCTCCTTTGATTATAAATTATAATATAGGATTTATATATAAATCCTTTCGTTTTTAGAATAAAAAAGTTTGAGTAATAACCTCAAACTTTTGTTAATAATAATCTGATTACTTAATCAGATTATTAACTACTGATGCAGAAATTGCTGCTGCTGCAACTTGAAACATTTCCATACCTGTTCCTCCAGTTAAAAATATAACTGGAATGAAGAATATTATTACCAACATCGGTACCAAAATCCACTTCTCAAAAACTGTTTTTTTCATTTGCCCCCCTTTTTTTTATGGTGGTAGAGCAGGTGAAATTTTATAGGAGGTATTATTCAAGCAACAGTTTGAATCAATACTAACACCTGCTCTACCAAAATAAATTCCTTTTATACAGTTATTAATATATATACAGGATTAGTTTATAATGAATTTTTGTTGATTTAGCTTTTCTATCAGAACATATATATGATAGCGCAATACTATCAAAAAATCCAAATTGACTTTAAAAAATTGTGAGTTTAGTCAATACTCAGTAAAGGAGGAAACACAAATGGTATTCAGAAATAATTTTGTAGCAGTCGTAAAAGTAAATGGTAAAATTTTAAGAGAAAACAAAGACATAATTTCCCTACCATTCAATTCAGAGTATTCAATTCTACTAAAAAATCTAGAAACAAAAAAAGCTCTTGTTAAAATTACCGTTGATAATCAAGACGTATTAGACGGAAATTCATTAATCATAAGTCCTAATTCTGAAATGGAATTGGAAGGATTTATGAAAGGTATGATTGCAAGAAATAAATTTAAGTTTATTAAAAAGACTAAACAAATTTCTGACTTCAGAGGCGATAAAATTGACGACGGAATCATAAGAATCGAATACTGGTTTGAACAACAAGTAGAAGAAGTAACTAAAAAAGAAGTAATAGTTGAACATCATCATTATAATTGTAACAATAATTGTTTAAGTTGTGGATTAAATTGTTGTAATAGAAAATTTTATTGGTATAACGGAGGAGGAACATACAACATTGGGTCAGCAGCAGGAACATTAAGATCTTCGAATAATATTGGAGTTTCTGATCACACATGTGGTGTTTTTACTCAGCTGGGAAACTCAAGTAATATTGCATCTCAATCTGGTGAAACTTTTGCATATTATTCAGGAAACATAAATGCAGGTATTAATTCAAATAATGAATCACATAATGTATCAGCTGAAATGTGGACAGACGATGGAATTACAGTAAAAGGATCTCAAGTAAATCAACAATTTAATTATGGATTAATTGGAGATCTGGAGAAAAATTCTAGAGTTATTATTTTAAAACTAATTGGAACTACTGAATCAGGTAATACTATTACAAAACCAGTTACTGTAAAATCGAAGAAGACGTGTAACATTTGCGGAAAGAAATCAAAATCCAATATAAAATTTTGTAGTAACTGTGGAACCTTTTTAGAATAACTTTATCAAACTCTCCTAGATTAACCAGATTTAGGAGAGTTTGATCCGATCTTATACATAATCTAGAACATATTAAAAATATAAACTGTTAATACACTTTAACTTTTTTTAAAGGTAAGGATTATAAAACATGGAAGAAAAAAATATAGAAATTAAAATAACTGACAGATATGGTGATAATTTATCTGATAGTTGTTTTACTAGAAAAAAGGCAAAAGATACAGATGATAGACCAAAAGGTTTTGTAGAAATTTACGAAGTTGATAATAATGGAAATAAACAATTAGTTGGTAAAAATAATTTAGTTGTTTATATGGGAAGAGAATGGTTGGTATCAAGAGCCTTTAATCGTACTAACGGATATATTGATCCAAAACCAGATGAATTTATTACATGGTTTGGAGTTGGAGATGGTGGGTGTTCACTTGCTGACCCAATGAATCCAACTTCACCAGCAAATACAAATACTGATTTATCTAATTCAGTTATGATTAGTTCTGTAGATGCACATTGTGCAGATTATAGAGATCCGGATCCAGAACACCCTGAATATAAAGGATATTATAAACATCCTTTTGATGAAGTTTCTTTTGAACAAGATACTGATAATTATAATCATTGGTTGATTATGAAAATTACAACAACTTTAGGTGGGTCTGACGCAAATACTTTTTATGTAAATGAAGCTGGTTTATTTACTGCAGCGAGTGAAATGGGAGCATATTCTGGACCATTTCATTTATATGCAAGAGTTACATTCCCATCAATTATGAAAACAAATGCGAGACAATTAATGTTTGTTTGGTACGTATTTTTTTAGAATTAAAAATTTAGAATTGTAGGTAAGGTTAAAACTTCAATAGAAATTAAAAAATAAAAATTAGAAATAGGAATTAACATTATGTCTAATGTATCCCCAGGTGTATATTCAAAGATTATCGATCTTAGTAATTATGTTCAAGCTGTTCCTTCAACTATTGGTTGTATTATGGCTTTAACAAAAAAAGGACGAGATAATCAGTTTTTGTTTATTGGTAGTAGAGCAGAATTGATTTCTGAATTTGGTGAACCAGATATTCGGGACTATGGTAAAAATTATGGTCAAGGATTATATGAAGCTTATAATTTTTTAGGCGAATCAGGCGCTCTTTATTTTCAACGTTGTTTACCAAATAACGCAGCTTATGGTCATATTAAAATCGATGCTCAATATGGTCCATTAGATTCAACAGCTACAGTTATTGTTTCATATTGTTCAGATGCATTAAATACAATTAATGAAATTAGATCAAATTTAGAACAGGTTGGTAATACATATCCATTATGTATTATACGACCAATAGGTAGAGGTGATTATTATAATGCAATTTCCATTAGAATTACTGAACATGCTAATCAGATGTATAATGGAGTATACGTTTTAGATGTTTATGAGAAACAATCTGATGGAGATGAAGTTATTGTAGAATCATTTGAAGTATCTTTTGATCCAAAAGCTACTGATAGATCTGGAGACTCTATTTTTATTTCTTATATTTTAAATATGTATTCTTCATATTTAAGATGTGAGATGGAACAAACAGAATCAACAGAGGAAGAAGTTGTATACGCTCCAGGTTATGATATTCTTGCAAAAGTTTATGATAAAGAAATTGGATCTGTTACAGTTGATAAAGTTCTAGGTGTTATTTTTGATAATAAACAAGATTTCGGAGATTGGCAAACTGATCCAGAATCAGGGAATGCTGATTATGTTGTAATTGCTAAAGATGCAAAAGGAAATTCTCTTTATGGTTGGTTAGGATCAGCAACTGGTTCTTTACAAGATAGTATTAATGTATGGAATGGTAGAGATTTAGATATAGCATCTAGAGGTTGGACTTGTCATGATCCAGATGTAATTCCTCCTGGTGAATCTACTTCAAATATAACTAGAGCATTAGCTGCATTTGATGAAGAAACAACTATTACTTATGAAATTAGACAATCATTTACATCTATTGCTGATGCGTTTTTATCAGATACTCCAGTTCCTATTAAGAAAGGATCTGATGGTAATTTGCTAGATGATTCTGGAAGATTTGATCCAGTTGAAGGTGAGTTTGCTCTAGTTCAAGGTTATGCTGGTTTATTAACAAATCCTGCAACAGGTCAGGTTGAAGATTCTATTACTGATACTGAGAATTTTTATTTTACTATTGTTTTTGATGCAGGTTATACTACTAATGTTAAAACTACAATTTCTACATTAGTTCAGACAAGACGTGATTGTATTGCGCTTTTGGATAATGGTGATAATCCTACGTTTACTGCTGCTATGACTAAGAGACAAAATGTTCATAAATTTAATAATTTCTATTGTGCGCTTTATGAATGTTATAATAAAGTCTATGACATTTTTACAGGAGCAAATATCTGGGTAAGTCCACTTTATCATATGTCTTATTTGCTTCCTCGTAATGATAATGTTGCGGAAATTTGGTATGCTGCAGCAGGTTTTAATAGAGCTTCAATTGATACAATTAAAGATTTGAGATTTAATGTAAAACTTGGTCAGAGAGATCAGTTTTATTTGAATCAGATTAATGATATCGTTCGATTTAGTTCTGGATATGTTGTTTGGTCACAGTTAACTACACAAGCTAAACCTTCTGCATTACAAGATATCAATATTGTTAGATTGGTATTGTATTGTAAGAGAGCTATTGAGCAGTTTGCGAAATTCTATATTTTTGAATTGAATGATGAAATAACTTGGAATTCATTTAATAGCCAGGTTATTAACTTCTTAGAAGAAGTCAAAAAGAAGAGAGGTTTGTATTCTTACTCAGTAGAAACAAGCGCAACTGAATATGAAAGAAAACGAAAGATATTCCATTGTGATATGATTCTTGAACCTACTAGAGTTGTTGAACAGATTCATTTAAATTTCTTTATTAAGTAAAATTAACAAAAAAATTGCAGGTTAGATTTAACTTCTAACCTGCAATTTTTCCGTCATTTAATTTCTTCAAAAGTGATAACTTTACCAACCCCATTATAATCTTTTAATACAGTAGATTTTCTCCTTTCGATATCATTTAATTCTTTAAGATCTTTTATAGCTTTTGTTAATTCACCTATAAGATGTTCAGCACCTGGCGATTTCATTCTAACTGAACTTTCTTCAATTGATAAATTAATAAACCCTGCTGGATCAATGTTAATTTTTATATTCATTAACTCCTCCTCAATTATGATCATCTTCTATTTCTAAATGTACACTTTTTATTCCATATTTGAGCACATTAACTGCTCCCATATTATTTAATACAATCAACTCAAGTATCCAATCAGGAATATCTTCACAAATATTGTTAAACATTGATGTTGAATATTCAACACTAAACATATTTTCTGCATCAGATTTA